GGTTTCTTGCGCTATACCCACACCAAAAAGCACCTGTTCGGCGGCTATGGTTCCGTTAGTGATCGCTGTGACGGTTAGCGTTGTTCCGCTAGTTGAAGCGGTAAATACCGCAGACGCAGGAGTGGAAATGCGCCATGTGTAGCGGCTTAACCCGTCCACAATATAGACATTTACGCCGTTGTCAGTAATGCCAACCCGACCTGTATTGCTGTTTAACTGCCCCACCAATGTAGGTATAAAGTTGCTGGTGATGGCGTACACATAAGGCCCACACACCGCCACCATGACATCACCGCCCGAAAGCGTAACCATGCCACGCACTTCTTCTTGGTTTTGAAAAAGCACCAAAGACGAAAGGCCGGGTGTAGGGTAAAGTGCCACCACGCCACGGTCGCCGGGTTGCTTCAATGGGTCAATTTCAGGAAACCAATTGATGCACTCTTGGGCATTTTGATAAATGCTTGGCGCTTCATAAGACGGGCCTACAAAGCCAAAGTCAGCCATTACCGGAATCCCCCATCGAGAATGAACCCAGCGTCTTTAGCCCGTCCAATCATCAAAGCGTCAGGGTAACGAGCCACTTGAGGCGGCTGCATATTTGTGCGCTTGATTGTGGCCTTGGCTTGTGCTGCAAAGGCGTTAATCATGGAAATCTGCGTTGGCGAGGCTTTGCCATACATTGGCATCATTCGTTCAGCCAAGCACCAGCGCAGCGCCATGTTGTAGCCCTGTGGCAGTGTAATGTTGCCGTACAGGGAATTAAACTCACGGAAAATTGTATTGGTGAACAGGTGAAGTTCGCCGGACGATGGGTTAGGGAAAACGTAAAGCGTTCCCAATGTCTCGCTTGGCTGGTAGTACACCATTTTTGCCCACGGGCCATTCAATTGTTTGATGCCAAGGGATTCGTAAGATTGCAGGTCAAGGATTGCCACGGGGTAGTCCAAATACCCACCCGCAATGTTTGAGCCGCCTTGTTGTGTAGCCACCCGCACAAAAGCCGAATCAATCGACAATGGACGCTCGTAGTAAGCCGTAATTGTGGTGCTGGCGACCGTTTGGGACGTATTGACGGTATAAGTACCAGCCTCGTTTACATTGCCGCCAGCGCCCGTATTAAAGGCCACGATGGTCGTTCCTGCGGTCACGCCCGTGCCTGTCAGCGTCATGCCAATATTTACGCCGCCAGTGATTACGCCATTAGACGGAATTGTTAGGGTTGTCCCTGCGATTGAGCCTGTGAATGTTGCGCCGACTGACCCGCTTGGGCCAAGTGTGTATTGCACGGTATTCTGTACGGTCTGAAAAATAATTTCTGACTTGTAAAAGACCATGAAATTTTCGTTTGACCACTGGGCGCACATATCGTTCAGCAAGTCAAGGCCATCTTGCGCTGCGTCTGCTGTCGGCGATTCACCAGCCTCTAAAGCCCCAATGTCTTTTAACGCTCGGCTAACAATGTCATAGGGTGTAGTCATGGCAGATTCTTAAAATTTAACGCTGAAAACCTGATTTTGCCAAGGCAAGTCCGTGTTTACATCGTTTTTTAGGTAGTCAAGTTGCTCTTGTAAGCGTGATTTTAATGAGTTTGGCTCGTCTTGCATATACATTTCACGCAAACAAGCAAGAATATCGGCTTCCCGCACATCGGCAAAAGGTAGGGTAATTTTGCCTTGAATGTCGGCATTGCCTTGGCTTTTAACTTCATGCTGGTCATCTTTAGCCGTGACCAAATAACTGACGCTTTTTAAGTCGCCGTTTACTGCGCTGATTTGTAAGATTTTCCAATCAAACGTTGTCATGTTGCGTCCGAAGGTAGTGGTGTGTTGCCCTCAGCAAGCCATTTTAAAAAGGCTTGGTAGTCTGTGTTTTGCTCATCAAAGATAAAGCTGACCTGCGGGTCAACACCAACAGACATTGCAGCGTCTTTTCCATCAAGAGTTTTGTAAAGTTTGTATGTCATAGTTCACATCCTGTGAAAAGTAGTTGTCCACCATTGGTGTTGTACGTTGTTGCGTTTCCAGCAGTTAATCCGCTTGCAACAGTACAAAAAACCATGCCGCTGTTTGTCTCGCCACTACTAAAAGCAATAGCTGAAAGAGCCACGTTACCCATTGAGGAGTTGGTAATTGTTTGACCTGTACCACCTGATGTGCTTATCCCTGTTGGAGCAGTTCTTGCGGTCACAGGGAATTTGTAAATCAAATACGCCTGAGTTGTTGAAGCACATTGCCCTTGGAGACAATAGTTGCCAGTAGCCGCTGGCAGATACCGCTGACACAAAGCCAACTCAGTACCATAAGGCCGATAGTCAAACGATGTGGCTGTGCTGCCTTTTTCAAGCTGTACGCCTGTGATGTAGAAGGTGGCTCCGCTTGTGCCGACTACTGAAACAGTTGAGTTTGGTTGAACATAAGTACCAGCCGCCCATGCGTTAGCAGTTGTTGTAAAAGTTGAGCCTGAACCCAGACCAAAGTTAACAGCTATGCCAATACCGTTTGTTGTAAGCCAAGTTCCTGACGTATCTCCCGCAATAGTTACAGAAATTTGCGTCCAAGTGTTTGCCGTAGGTATCGAATAGCTAAATGGATAACTTCTTGCGCCGCTAGAATTAAATAATGAGCCGCCAAAAGTTCCTGTTAATGAGCTATATGCCAAAAATGACAAAGTGACAGTTTTAGCGTTAGCAGTACCCCATGCTAAATCTGCAACATTAAACCCTTCAATGGTTTGTTTTAAATAAAAAGTATCTCCAGCGCCAACAGAAACAGCAGATGCAACAGTCAATGCCTGATAGTTTGTAAAGCCAGCCGAAACACGAGTTGCAAATCCAGTTTCAGTTGCACTTGGAGTCTGCTGTGCAGTAAATTTAGATGCTTGGGTAGCTGCATATTGCCATCTATCAACTAAAAATGCACCTGTTGCAGGAGTAATACTAGCCCCCGCATTCCTCTGGTCAATCACCATCGCGCCGTTGATGATGCGGTTCTTGAAGCCAAACCCTGTTGCTGCTGTGTTCTGTACCGAGGCATCGGGGAACGTAATGCCTGTTGTGCCGCCTATTGATGTGGTCATGCTAGTTGCTCCGCAGTTGGTCGTGCTAGTGTTGGATGGTTCCAAGCGGCAATGTAGTCACCCTTACCGTCAGAGTCGTTCTGTAAGAGGATGGTGGTCATAAAGTCTTTGTCTTCCAACGAAGGATACAAGGCTTTAATTTTGTCGTAGAGTGTCATGTTATGCGCCCCTTACCATTGCTGCGGAAAATGTACTGCCTGAATAAACAATATTACTTGTTGTTGACATATAAACATAAATCTCAATGTAATCTGTAGTTCCGTTGCAATAAACAAGTCCTGCTGCGGTTAAATAAACTTCAGACAGTGCTGCTCCATTAACGCCTGTTCCATAAACATTCAAAGAGCCATTTTTATATATTCTAGATAGAGCGGTTCCTATTACACTAGAACCAATATCAAGGCAGGCATTTATTTGGTAATACCCAGCAATAGTTGGCGTAAATGTTGAAGACGAAAAACAACCATTAGTGTCGAAATCTTCTGATGGGAAAAGAACTTTTGTTGAGACCGCATTAGTTATTCCTGTTTGGCTGGCAGTATTTCGCGCACTAAACGCAGGGCCATCTATTGCCATTGCTGCTGTCACCGCAGGGACTGTGACCGTAAAGTTACTAGCTGTGTTTATTGGGACAAGTTCGATGCTTCCACCGCTTGCCGCTGCGAGTTTAACTCCCATTTAATTGCTCCTGTGTTGGTCGTGCATAGGTGGGGTGTTCCCACTTGGCTATGTAGTCACCTTTGCCATCGCTGTCGTTCTGTAAACGGATGGTATCCATAAAGTCACGGTCTGTGAGTTCAGGGTACAAGGCTTTAATTTTTTCGTATAACGTCATCATGCGCTCCGTGCAAGGAAACCTGCCAAACTTGTACCCCCAATTCCCCCAGATACAACAGAGGTGCTGCTTATATAAACATACAACTCAATATAATCCGTAGAACCGTTTAAATATAAAAAATCGCTTGTACCAACAACATAAGTAGCAGATAAGTTTGAAAAAGTAGTGCCTTGTTTGTAAGATGAGCCGTTCTTGTAAAACGCGCAGCTTGTTAAACTGGTTACACCAGCGCCAAATACTGCGTTTACTGTTAGTTGATAATATCCAGCTACGGTTGGTGTAAATCTACTGGATGCAAAATTGTTATTTGTATCAAATGCTTCTGCATCAAAAGCAACTTTTGTCCACACTCCAATACTTGGGGCCGCTTGGTCTGCTGATAAGTAAGCACTAAACGCAGGGCCAGTACCTGCCACACCAGTAGCTAGTTCAGGCTGTGTAATGATGGCATCAGGAAGCCCACCAGCGGTAATGCCTGTAATGGTCCCTGTTCCGTTAATTGTGATTGTCATGTTTGTTCCTTATACGACTACCCAAGTGCTGCCACTTGAGACTGTCACTGTGATACCAGAATTTACCGTTACAGGGCCAGCACTCATGCCGTTATTAGCCGCTGCGATGGTGTAATTTTCTGCTATGGTGTTGGCGTTCACTGTGATGCCGTTAGACGAAACCATTGCCGTTGATTGGAATTCGCCAGTAGAAGGATTGAACTGTAATTTTGTTGAACTGGTAAATGTGGCGGTTAAGTTTCCGGAAGTTACAGAAGAAAACAACGGGTAACGGGTTGCGTTGGTTGTAGTGTCATCCGTTACAGACAATGAAGTCGATGGCGTTGTCCATGTTGCTGGAGAACCCGCACCAGCAGAAGTTAACATCTGTCCGGCTGTGCCAACAGAGCCATTGGCTGAAATGGTAGAACTTGCAGCTAAAGTTGTAAACCAACCAGCCGCCGCAGTTGTAGCGCCAATTGAGACGTTGTTAATTGTTCCCGCAGTTGCGGGGTTAATTGTGATTGTTCCTGTACCCGTTGGGGCAATTGAAATTGTGGCATTGGCAGGGTTCATATTGAACGCACCATCCAAAGTCAAATTAACCCCGCCGCCAGCGCCCCATTGCAAACACGCTGCCCCGCTTAAATTGCGTAATGCACCGCCGCCCGAACCACTTGCATCAAAATTAGTACCAACAAATTTAGTGTTGGCGGTAATTGTTGTGCCTGTAATAGCCGCAGCAGTTGCACCACCAATTGCAGGGGGCGCAGACAAATCAAGCGTACCGCCCAAGGTTAAGTTTCCAGTGCTAGTTACAGTTCCACTTAGGGAAATTCCCGAAACCGTACCTGTGCCGCTTACCGATGTGACCCCGCCCGGTGTCGGCGTTGTCCATGACGGTATGCCAGCCGCAAGGGTTAAGACTTGCCCATTCGCACCCGCAGCCAACATTCCTGTCGTTGAGGTTGAGGTTTGGTAAGGCAAAGAACCCGCAGCGCCACCAGCAAGATTAGTCGCAGTGGTCGCCGTTGTAGCGGAAGCCGCACTGCCACCGATGGAAAGGCCACTAGCCGTGCCTGTAAGCCCTGTTGCTGCGCCTGTGAACTGCGTGTTGGCAGTGATGGTAGTCCCAGTGATTGCGGCTGCTGTGGTCGCTCCCACCGTTGTGCCGTTTATTGTGCCGCCAGTGATTGTTACAGAATTGGCGTTTTGGGTTGACATAGTGCCAAGCCCCGAAACTGCCGTATTTGCGATTGCAATGGCGGTATTGGTAACGGATGAGATTTGACCCGATGCGTTGGTGGTCAAAACAGGCACAGACGATGCCGAGCCATAAACTCCAGCAGTTCCCACAGGCGTAATGCTAAATACTGTACCTGTAAGGGTTAACCCTGTACCAGCCGAATAAGTTGCCGAAACCGTAAAACTTGACCAATTGATTGCGGTAACGCCTAAAGTGCCGCCCGGTTGCGCCGTGCAATACCAAGCCGAGCCGCCTTGTGTGCCTTCAACAACAAAAACAATTGCGCCAATAAATTCTTCCCAAACGTCAGCGCCTATTGAACGTGTCCATGCGCCAGCCGATGCGACATAAATTCCGTTGTCTGCCGCATTGGTTTGGTTCTTTACCAATACCGTTTCACCAGCCGCCAGCGTTACCGTGTCAATGGTCAAAAGCCCCGAAAGGGCTGGAATGTTTGCCATTGACGCAGCAGTGACAGGCGCTTTCCAACTTAAACCCGCAGCGTAATAGTCAACGTATTGTTTGTTTACAAGGTCAGCCGCCCCAGTAGGCGCAGCCGCCACCGTACCAGCACTAAAAGCAGCCGTTGACGGGCTTATTGCCCCAATGGTTGTGCTGTTTATTGTACTGTTGGTGATGTTTAAGCCGGATTGATTCGGCGAAATACTTGCATAAAACGGCGTTCCAGCAGGGCCAATCAATGAGATTAACTCAAATCCGGGCGCAGGTTGAAACGTTCCCTGAACGGGAACAAAATTTACCGTTGAGGTGACTGCGGTTTCGTTGTTGGACATAGCGTCCCTCTTTTAACCCGCTTGGGCGGCTGTGATGTAGAGTGTGTTTGTACCTGAACTGATTGCCTTCATGTAGAACGGCGCTTTAGGCACAGCAATAATCAAAGGGTAGTTCATTGCGGCTGGCAGAACGTAAGAACCGCTATTGCCTGTGCTTGCCACGGTAGGCGTAGTCACTGTGTCAGAGTTAGAAAACTCCACAGCAGCAACGCCAGTTCCAGTATTAAGCAAGTGAACGTAATTGGCTTGGTCGTTGGTGGTGGCTTCAATTAAAAGCGCAGCACTTGCGGACGTTGTGAGATTAAGTGCGTATGTACGACCTGACACACGGATAACTGAGACGTTGACCATTTTTCAGTCCTTTGGAAGTTTAGTGAATTATAGACCCGCAAAGAGAAAAAGCCACCCCTTTTGAGAGTGGCTTTTTGTCATTACTGCTATGCGACTTAGGCTGTTAAGCCCTTGTTTTTCAAAGCGGTAATGATTGCGTTTACAGCAGTTGCGATTTCAGTGCCAGTGGCGCTGTTCCCAATTGCGGTAATTGCTGCGGCTTGGACGATTGGGGTTGCGCCATGAAAGCCTACCAATTTGGTAGCAGAGCCACCGAGTAGAACACCACCGCTTGCATCACCATTAAAGATGTAGTTTTCGGTTACTGTTGTTGCTGGGCCGGGATTTGCCATGATAATTTCCTTTAAGAGTTTAAGAACGGGGGGCTTTTACACCCCCCTAGACCATTAGGCTGCTACTCGGCAAGCGAGTTCAGGGTACAGAGGAGCCCAGCCATACAGCACGTCAACACGGGTCGGAATCGAATCGTTGTTGATGGTGTATTGGCGCACGATACGCATTGACAAACCGAGTTCTTTATCAGAACTGCGACCTGCAAACACGACACCGCTAGGCAACTCTAGGTCAGCGCAAGCCAAGGTGAATGCGTTTTTGTGCATCACGATGTTCTGTGCAGACACAGTACCAGTGTTGTTGAATGGAGTTACAACAGCGGATGCGCTGGTGGAAGCTAAGTTAACGTTTTGGAACTGACCGCCAGTAATCACAGCAGGGCTAACGGTCACAGAAGTTGTGCCGGAAGTTCCAACGGTTACGTTTGCAGTCACTACAAAGTTACGCAACTTGTTGCTACCGTAGGCTTGGCGGTTCTGTGGGTTGACAGCAAAAATGCCAGCAATCTGAATCACGTCACCTTGTTTCAAGCCAGCGGTTGCAGTAGCAGCGGTCAAGGCAATGGTGGAGGTTGAAGCCCAGCCAGTTGTCAAGAAGCCTGTTGCAGTCGTGGTAGCGCAAGACAAAGTAGCGGTTGCATAAGAACCGAAAGTTTGCGAGATCACGTTCTGATCCATGCGCCAGTTCATGCCAGCGGAGTCTTTGCCCATCAAACCGTTGCTGTATTGAGCAGCAATTTTGTCGGAAGGAACAAACAAACCTTTCAGGCTGTCAACAATAGTTGCGCCAGTGAAGGGTTCAACGATGCAAGAACGGCGACCGTCACGTGGTGCGCCTTCGCTGTCCAAATATGCACCAGCGGTCAAGTAGGTGATAAGGCCAGTTGGAGGTGTACCAGCAGTGCCAACAATGTTAGCAGTGTTGTTTTTCGCCATAGTCAGACCGTCAAAGTCAATCTTGTTGGCAATAGCAGCAATAGCGGGCTTCAAAACACGGTCGCTGAACGAATCAAGCGAAAGGGTCAAGTCTTGGCTAGTGAACTGTGTGTCAACGTGGAATTGAGTGGACAGGGTTACGGGTACGCTTGTCTCGTTGAAGTCTTCAACGTTCAAAGCAGGGCCAGTAGTACCGATGAAACGACCGGGTTTACGGACGTTCAGGGTTGCGCCGATTTTTGCACCAGTGACCGCAAATTGGTCATCATAGTTGCGTTCGACTTCGCTCGAAAATGTCAATGAGTTCTCAAGAACCATTAACGCTTCATTGGTAATCATCGATACCGTCAGAAGATTGTTGGACATAATAATTTCCTTAAAAGAATGGGTTTACCGAATTCGCCCACCTAGTCTTGCAGCCTTCCAAGCCTGATATGAACCATGAAATTCACCGTCACCAGTGAGGTTTACATCACGCCCGTTTGCCGCAGACCGAATTGGGTTAATCGGTGAGGGTGCTTTACTTTTCCCAACAACAGGCTTTATCTGAGGCTCAGTCTTTTCAAACTGTGCTTCCAATCTCCCAATATGTCGCAAAGCAGATGTCAAGGTCATGCCTTGCAGTTTTGTAGCGATTTCAGGATTCTCAGCGAGGTGATACAAGATGCGTGGCCCGACTTCGCTTTCAAAGATTGCGTCCCGCACTTCGTTACTTACCGTTACGTCAGCAGACCCAACCATGTCATCAAAATCAGGAATCTCGCTTTTCGCTGCCTTTACCCGGTCGGCCCAAACATTTATTACTTTGTCCCGTTCGGCGGCTGCTCTAGCTTGTACTTCCTTTTGCTTTTCCTCATTCATTCGCTGGTCAACCCGGTAGTCCGTCAACGCCTTGGCGTATTCGTACATATCGGTAAACTGCTCCGGCAATGGTTCTTGGTCTGCTGCTGGCTCGGCTTTAGGCGTTGCTTTGGCTTCCAAGTCCCTTACCTTGGCTTCTAAAACTTCCCTTGCTTCACGTTCCCGTTGGGCTTCTGCCCGTGCGGTTTCACGTTGCTTGGTGATTTCAGAGAACCGTCTTTCCAACTTAGGATTTTGTTTTCTATCCTCTGTTGCTGTCGCATCATCGCTTGCTTCAGTTGGCTCACTCCGGCTTTCCTCAACGGGGGTCGGCTCTGTTTTCACAGCCTCGACTGCCTCCAAAGGTTCGGCTAAACCCATTCTTTTCGCATTAAATTCTGCTAAATTTTCACTTGTCACCACATTGGCTGCAAGTCTTTCCGCTAAATCTGCCATTGAGTTTCCTCAAAGAATAAACCCAGTTGACCCAACTGGTAAGGTTTTGTGGTTTTTACCACACAATTCTATTAACGTCAATTATTGCATCGGCATCTGTTGTTCGCCGCCCATAAACGGGCTGGATTGGTCGGCAACGTCTTGCGATGCAAATTGGGTAAATTCGTTTTGGTCAAGGTTGCGCTTGTCAATTTCTTGCATGAGGCGGTCTGTGTCCATGCGGTGAATCAACAACTCAACGATTGCGTCAATCTCAGTCTTGTTTTGGCTTGTAACTGCTTTTACGTTAACTTGGTTGACGATGCTTTCGTTCATCAATTCTGAGGAATGCGCTTTTTGCGTTACATCCATAAGTTTGCGTTTGTTTGCGCCTTCTTCTTTGATAAGCGCAACTTGACCACGGTTGTTGATTTCCAACTGTGCGGCTTGTAGTTGCTGCTGCATATCTTGAAGTTGCTTTTCCGACTGTGCCAAGCGCATTTGTATTTCGGGTGGAATGTCAGATTTCTCGTCAATGTTAGCCATTGGGTTCATTGAAGCAAGGCGGTCTGCAATTACGTCTGCGCCGGGGAAATCCATATTCCTGAACACCAAGTCGCCAGCAATGTTGAACAGTTCTTGGTTGCCAGTAAGCAAGGGCATCATGGCCTCGACTGCCTGTTGGCGCTTGCTTTGGAAGCCTGGGCCAGTGTCCATCACCACATCGTATTCGCCCACCGTCACATCGTTTAACACTTCGCCGACTTCGGTGGCTTGGTTAATGGTGGTCATATCGGGCTGTCCGTCTGAGCCAATGATTCGCATCACACGCTCGGTGTCGTAAATCTTGGGGATTAAGTCCAACAAGATTTTGCCCGTGTGCCGAATGCTTCGGGTCATGTTGTCGTAGAAGTGGAAGTTGGACAGGTCAACTTGGTTCTGCTGCCCTGCCAATGCCTTGCCGGAAATGTTACCGCTTGGCAATTGGTTCGGGTCAACAATCCCTAAGACCATCTGCAAGTCTGCCGAGATAGCGCCAGCGGCTTCCATGATGCCCTGTGGTGGGCCTTCGGGCTGCAAGCGTGACGGTACGGGGGCTGGTTGCCCTTCAATGTCTTTTTGCTTATAACGCAACACGGGGCTTGACTTAATGTTAGCCATTGCCCACTCGTTTTCGTGGCCTTCGTCTTGGCCTTCTGCAAGCAGCCACTTGGCCTTGGGCGCAAGCGCAACCGATTCGGTCATTGCCGTGCGCCAAAAGTTGTACATCCGCTGTGGGTCTTTGGCAAAGCGTACCAAGCCGTATTTCTTGCGCTTGTCATCCACAATGACCTGTGCGCCGTAGCAAGGAATGACGGGGATAAATTTACCTGCCCAAGTCTTTTCCTCAAGAATCTCAAGGGCGGTCATCTTGCACCACTTGACTGCCTTGCGGAAACTATCACGCTCATCGACTACGGTCAGCCCTGCGGCTTCTACACGCTCAAAGAAGCGGTCGCCATCGGCAAACATCTTGCTGCCATCGCTTAATTGATACAGTTTGGCCCGTTCACGCTCGATGTAAAAGAATTCGGCAATGCGAATGTCCTCTTTGGTAATCCATGCCGCAGTGTCATCGCCCGTGCTGCGCTGTACAAAGTTACCACCGTCATCAGCGTCAGGGTAGTAGTCCCTAAACACCTTCTTGTCCATAATTGTGGTAATCAGGCAACGTTCTGCGTCTGAGCCATCAGGGAGGATTGAATTGGGGTCAAAGTACACGGTAAACGGGTTGTCAATCGTGTCAATGTAGATTTCTTGGTCGAATGAATCCTCGCTCACATAGCGGGTGTTGATGCGCCAATAGCCCCAACCCATGCGTACAGCATAGTCAAACGCTGTGTCATAGGCTGTGTCGGCGTTGCTGTTTACTTCAATGTGCCGGGTCATGCCCTCAATCACTTGGGCAATCTTGTAGTCGGCAAGGTTGTTGACGGGGTGAACTTTAATCCGTGGGCGCTGCTGGCGTTGTTGGTTTGTGACCTGCCGAATGTAAGAATCAATCTTGTTGATGGTTAGGCACGGACGGGCTTCAACGTTGCGGCTGTTCTGAATCTCGACAGGCCATTGATCGCCAGCGGCAAACTTAATGTCGTTCAACGCCTCGGCACGGTTGGTGCTGTCAGCATCATTGACCAAGCCCCAAAACTTAATCGCATCGGTTATGCGTTGGTCTTTACCGGATGAGTTTTTCATATATACCCTTGTTGCCGATGATTATATTAGTCCATCCAATTCGCCGCAACACTGATTTCAGGCTTCGACTGTCGGTCTTTTGGCTTCGTAATCATAAGCCCAATCATTCTAAAAGCGTCAGCCCCGTGGCTGTAATGGTCGTGCAGTGGCGTTTTGCCAAATTGTCCCGTTGCTGGGTCAACCTCAAAGCGGTAATGCCGCAGACAGTTTATCCCGTCCGCTGCGTTTTCTCGGTCAAAGTAGCAAGTTGGAAATATAGACCGCCCTGCGTTGATGGAATCAATGATTGGCACACGGGGCAAAATGTGTGTCTTAAAGCCAGCGTTCCTCACAATGTCGCCAATAGACCGCCCAGCAGCAGCAAGCGTTTGGTTGCCAGCGTCATGGGGTAGCCATATCGTGTCGTACACATAGCCAAACGTCTGCATTGTTGCCATGTAGTGCGTGATTGTCTTTTGGCTGTCCTCAATGTAGCGAATCAACCTAGTCTCCATGCCCACAAACTGCAAAAACCAAATCGAGGTGCTGTCTGCCCAACCCAAATCAAAGATGGCGTGGACAGGCTTTGTCGGGTCATACGGCACACGGGTAATGCGCCCGTCTAGTTCGGCTTGCTGCAATTCCTTGCCAAAGATAGCGCCATCAACCGATTGTCGGCATAACCCTTCCCATACTTGGTTATACGCCTCAAGATCACGGTCTTTAAGCCCATCCTTTTCCAGCCGTAGCGTTTCAGGAAACCAAGGGTTGTCCGACCAGTTGATTTTGATGCTGATGCAGTCTGCCGGGGGGTGGACAACAAACCGCTGGTAGGTCTCGTCCGTCTCCAACTCAGGGTTGAACGATATCCAAATCTCCGACTTTTCTTTTCGGATGGTTGGGATAAGCACGTTCCAACTTAAGCGGCTTACCGTTTGGGCTTCCTCAACCCAACATACGTCAACGCCTTCGTAGGATTTAATGTTGGCAATGTTGTTCTTTAGACCAGCAAAGGCAAACTCTGTGCCGTTCTGCCCTTTGATGCTGGCTTGGGTTATCTCGTAAAAGCCCAAAAGCCCTAAGGCTTGTATTTGGTCTGACAGCAGTTTGTGGACGGAATCCCTCATGCTGGTCATAAATTCACGGGCGCAAAGTACCCGCATCTGAGTTTTAGCGCCTTTTATCAGCAACGCACGGGCTATGCCCCAACTCTTTGCACCACCCCTGCCGCCGTAAAGAACCTTGTAACGTGATGGCTTGAACAGTCCCTCCAACTTAATGGGAAACTCAGCCCTTGAGATTGCCTCAGTTACTTGGTTCATCGGGCTTTATGAATGTGACCTGAATGCCTGTGACCAGTGGCGCACCGTCTGCCCCAGTAATCTCTTGCTTGAGGCTTTCACGGTACTTCTTGGGGAATCGTGCTGCCATCGACCGTGACCAAATTGAAGCGTTTAACCGTGGCCCGTCCTTAGTCTCGACCATGTAGCAATCGGCTTGGTCTTCCCACCATGCGAGTTCATGTTGCTTGGCTTCTTCCAAGGCGTGCGAAAATTCCACATGAACGTCACGCCACTCATACATTGTTCTAAGGGAAAACCCTAACCTTGAGGCGATTTGTTCGACTGACTTGCCGAGTTTGCCCCACTCTATTACTTCCTGACAAAAGGCGGGGTCATAGAGGCTTGGGCGACCTACTGGGCGCTTTAAGGGTTGTGTTTGTTCCATCAGTAAAGTAAAATTAGGTTGCTTTAGGAGTCACCATGAAAAAGATTATTGTCCGGGCTGGCTATCATTTTGAACTGTCTGCGGCGTATGTCAAATTAAGTCCTAGTTACGATTCACTCACCAAGCAACAAAAGTTGGATTTTCTTGACCAAATCATTGATGAATTGGCGTTCGAGAAATCTTTTATTGCGTCTGATTCTTCAGGTGATAAGCCATCAGGTTGTCAAGCCACTGCTGGTCTGCCGCTTCTGTCTGATGTTTCATCATAAACGAACGATTGATTTGGGTATCATTGCGCCCTAACGCCTTTTGTTCGGCGTAGAGTTTGGGGAACATGACATTTAGGGGAACTTGGTTCATGCCGCCAAGAGCCTTGCCGGGTATTCCTGTTGAGTAACTGCCGTGCTTAAAGCCTTCCGTGCCAATAATGCCTTGCAATGGATCGCCCTGAAAAATGCTATGCCCTGCCATGCCAGCAGGTGCGCCACGCAACTCAGGCTTAATTACAGCGTCAGCAACATTCTCATACCTTGGAAAGCCCATATCCCTGTATTTGGCTTTAGCCATAGTTTCAACAATGGCTTTTCTTAAATTACCTGCGCTTGACTTTGCCGTGCCATTAGCCAATTCATCGTAAATGTTTTCACTCGTAACGCCAGCAAAATCTGAAAAAGGGTAAGAAATTTTGCCTGTTTTTTGATTCTTGACCGCTAAACTTCTGATTTCATCATCTAACGTTTTGACTGCTAATTTTGATGGTTTCAAAGTGGGTATTTGTCCAATCATAGATTCAGCAACATGGTGGGAAAAGTTGATGCCACTCGGGGCCATTGCCGTGTAAACCCCCAAAACATCTTTACCGC